CGCAGATCCAGAAGAACAACAAGTAGGAGGTAAGCGATGGCAATCACCCTCGCAGACGCGCAGGTCAACACGCAGGATGACATCGACTTCGCGATTATCGACGAGTTCCGCAAGAACAGCGCGCAGGTGCTGAACCGGATCACGTTCGATGACTCGGTGTCTCCCGGCACGGCCGGCGCCACGCTCGTGTACGGCTACACGCGAGTGAAGACCGAACGCGGGGCCGCGTTCCGACAGCAGAACGCCGAGTACGTGGCGTCCGAGGCGAAGCGCGAACGGTTCGCCGTGCCGCTGTCGCCCCTCGGTGGCTCGTACAAGGTCGACCGCGTGCTCGCCAACCTGGGCAACGCACAGACCAACGAGATCGTCTTCCAGCAGACGCAACTCATCAAGTCGTCCGTGGCTCGCTTCGTTGACGAGTTCGTGAACGGCGTGGAGGCGGACTTCTCGCAGGCGTCGCCCGGCTTCGACGGAATCGACGCCGCCGTGACCGGCACCGATACCGAGTCGTTCGCGACGGGCACGACCCCGCACGACTTCTCCACGATCGCCGACAAGACCGGCGCCCTCGAGGCGAAGCGCGCGATCACGAAGTGGCTGCGCACGATGGACGGCTGCGATGTCATCTACGGCAACACGGACGGCGTCGCGGTCCTCGAGTACATCGCGGACCTGATCGGGTTCTACAACACCACGAAGGACGAGTGGGGCGAGGTCGTGTCGACCTTCCGCGACATCCCGTTCGTGGATCTCGGCAAGAAGTCGGGCTCCAACGACGAGGTCATTGCGACCGACGCCGTGACCGGCGTGACGTCGCTGTATGGCGTGCGCTTCGGCCTGGACGGCGTGCACGGAGCATCCGTGGCGGGCGGCGACATTCTGAAGCAGTGGATGCCCGACTTCACCACGGCCGGCGCGGTCAAGACGGGCGAGGTCGAACTCGGCCCGGTCGGCCTCGCCATCAAGGCGACCAAGTCCATCGGTGCATTCCGCGTGAAGGTCGCCTGATGGCGCTTGTTACCGTCCGCGCCCACGGAGAGGTGAACCGCCGCATCGCGGGGGTCACCTTCCGTGACGGAGTGGCACAGGTCGACGACGAGTCGGCCGCGTTCCAGTTCTTCGTCCGTCAGGGGTTCGACATCGCCGACGCCGTCCCGCCTGCGGGAACGCCGCTCACCCCGGAGGAAGCCGCGCGCGTCGCGGCGAAAGCTGCGGCGCCCGAGTCGACCGCGACGCCTGCCGGGGCGACGTCCGACCCGGCGCCGGGCGCAGAGTCGACGCCTGCCGCCGCAACGCCCGAGCCGACGCCGGCCGCCGAGCCAACGCCTGCCGCGCCCGTGGACGGGCCGCAGCGCCCGCACCCGGTGCGCGGCAACAAGGGCGCGTGGTTCGAGTACCTGAGTGCGATTCAGCCCGGCCACGGGTTCGACCTCGAAGCGGTCGGCCGCAAGGAGCTGATCGACGCGGTCGAGAAGATCGAGGGCGCGCCCGCCGCCGACTAACGCGAGAAGGGGAGTCAGCATGGCGAACCCCATCGCCGACATTGAGCGGCTGAAGAATGCGTTCGAACGGCCGCTCGTCGAGAACGAGAAGCTGCGCGAAGAGACAGCCGCGACACAGTGGCTCGACGACGCGTGGGGGATCATCCTCGACGAGATCCCCGGCGTCGAGCGGAGGCTCGAGCTTGAGCCCGAGCATCCCGCACATCTACGGAACGACACGGTTGCGCGGGTCATGGTCGCGGCGGTCATCCGGGTTCTGCGGAACCCGGATGCTCGCCGCCAGCTCGGCGAAGACACGTACCAGGAGACGATCGACGCCGCGGTGTCGACGGGTCAGCTCTACATCACGGAAGCTGAGCGCGGGCGGCTGCTCGCGGGAGCGAACGGCGGCACGACCGCCGCGCTTCCCAACGTCTACAACGTGAGCTTCGGAGGTTGACGTGATCTCCGCATCCGCACTGAACCGTGCGCGCCGCGCGGCCGAGGCTGGCATGCCTGACGAGTGTGCCGTCTCGGTCGCGACGGGCGCGACCGAGTGGGATCCCGAGCTGCTGGCCGACGTTCCCGCGATCGAAGAGCTGTACGCCGACCGATGCGAACTGAAGTGGTCCGACCAGGTCACGAAGACCGCGGCCGGGATCACGGTCGAAGGCTATGTCGTGAAGGTGCCGGTTGACGCCCCGGCGTTCCCGATCGGCGCACTCATCCGCATGACGGCATCCACGAACGACGCCGAGGCGGTCGGCCGCGAGTTCCACGTGCGCAAGCTCGCTGCGGGATCGCACATCACCGCCCGGCGATATCAGGTCGTGGAGGTGACCGCGCCGGATGGCTAGAGCGTCCGTCGCGGTCTACAACGCGAACGGGAAGAACGGCATCGATACGCGAGAAATCTCGCAGCTCGAGCACAGTCTCTACGGCGCGTCCGACAGCATCCAGCGCAAGGCTCCCGCCGTCATCAAGAAGGGTGCCGTCAACATCAAGAAGGACGCGCGAGACGCAATCTCGAGCGCCCGCGCGGTGCGAACGACGATCCCCGCTTACCCATACGCAATCGGCTTCAGTATCCGTGGCTACTCGGGCACAGAGGCCGAGATCGGTCCGAGTCGGAGGCGCGGCAAGCAGGGCAAGCTCGGCAACCTGCTCGAGTACGGCGGCATGTTCAACGCGCCGATCCCGCACCTTCAGCCCGCGCTCGAGCGGGAAGCGCCCAACGTGGCGCGACACCTACTCAGCGAGGGGGCGAACATCCTATGAGCCTGGCAACCTGGGCGCTCTCGCGTCTACGCGTCGAGCTGCCGCACGAGCCGATCTTCGACGGTCCGCGCTCGGCGCGCACGTTCGACGGTGTGGCGGTTCCGGCCGAAGTGCGGCGACTCATCGTCGTGCACATCGTCGGGCCGAAGCACACGAGTGTGACCGTCACGCCGACGAAGGATCTCGCCCGCGCGAGGATCCTCGTCCATTCGTTCGCGCTGACGCGGAATGAGATCGACGCCCGCCGCCGGGCCGTCGCTGTTGCGCTGAAGAACCGTGTGCCGACAGACGACGCATACGAGTGGTCGCTCGTCGAGCACACCGAATCGCGCATGGACGACCCCGATCTGGCGTTGCCCCAGCCGCAACTTCACGCGATCGACGAGTTCGAAGTGAGCGGCTTCGAGAAATGAGGAGGGCGCATGGCGCTCGTACCGGGATACGTGAACGGCGAACCCGCCGAGATCCCCGACAACTTCGCCCGGCTGTGGCCGGACGTGTACCAGGTCGCCGAGCCGGCGGCCGACACGAAGACCGACGAATCCGACCCCACGGCATCCGCTGACAAGTCGGAGCAGACATCGGGTGACGCACCGCGTCCCCGCGACCGGAAGGACACCTGAGACATGGCACGAGTTCTCTCGAAGGGCCGTAAGAAGCTCGCCTTCATCCCCAAGACCCTGGCACCGACCGCCGCCGCCGCGCGATCGCTGACGGTCCTCAATGGCGCCGGAGCCGGTGTGCTCTATGCGAGCGACTATGCGCTCGCTGACGGCTTCCAGCTCGGCTTCGGCGAGCCCGCGACCGCCGACGCAACGCCGATCGGTTCCTCGCGCACGGTGAGCGTCGTCGGTGAGGGCGAGCTGGTGGCCAACATCAACTTCGCTCGCGACACCGCCGAGGCCGACGACGAAGCGTGGATCTTCCACCAGACGATCGACGTCCCGTTCTGGGCGGTCCTCCGCGACGGCCCCGGCCTCGCGACCACGGCGTGGGCAGTGGACGACGAGGTCGACGTGTTCGACCTGTCCACGACCGACCCGAACCCCCGGCAGGACGCCGAGGTGTGGTCGTTCAATGTCGTGTACGGCCAAGGCGTAGGCCACGAACGCCGCGTAAAGGTCACTGCCGGCGCGTAACCGTCGCTTCCAGCTGACCGACGCGTCAAAGACCCCGCGGGGGCGAGCTTTCCTGTGTGCTCGCCCCCGCGGCATCTCGAACACAGGCCACGACTTCACACAGGGAGCAGACCACATGCAGAACGATCTTCAGGCGGAAGCGGACGAACTGAACCGCGTCATCGACTTCGACCTCGATTCGTGGCTCGACGAGATCGAGCCGCCGCACCGCACACAGACCGTGAACACTCGTGGCGACCTGCTCGCCGAATACGGCCGTCTCTCTGAGCGCCGCACGGTTGTTCTGCAGTCGCTCCAATCGCTCGCTCAGTCGATCCCGGATGAGCCCGACCCGGCCGCCACGCTCTCCGATGGTGGAGCAGCAGACGCCGAGGCCCGCTTCGGGCAGGCTCGTGCCGAGATCGAATCGATCGACGAGCGCCTGGCCGAGCTGACCGAGCAATACGCCCGTAACAAGGCGACCTTCGTTCTCAGTGCCATTGATCCGCAGAAGCGGTCGATCATCACGGCCGAGCATGGCGACCACAAGCAGAAAACCGCCGTCATGAGCCGCGCGTCAACGGAGACGCTGCGCCTATTCCTGGCGTCCGTCCGGTCGATCACGATCGTTCGCGACGGCAATGAACACTCGCAGGATCCCGCGAAATGGACGCCCGCCATCCTCGAGAAGTTCCTCACGCGAATCGGCGATGGACAGGCCGCGCTGCTGTGGGACGCGTACCTCGGTACCGCAACCGGGGACGTGACGCCCCCTTTCTCGCAAGAGTCCTCGTCTGGGGGAGATACCAGCACGTCCTAGACGAGCTGTCGACGGCGCAGGCGTTCGGCATCCCGCCGTCCATGATCCGGCAAGGGCATGGCGGCTGGGAGAAACCACGCAACCGTCTGATCGCGACCGCGTTCTCGATCTACAAGCGCTCGCTTCACGCCGGCTGCGGTCATCCGACCGAGAAGGGCTTCAGCGGCTCGCTCAACGGATGGGTTCAAGTCGAGTGGGCCAAGTGCCAAGTGTGCGCCGCCCGCGAAACCGCCATGACGGAGCTGGGCCGCGACGACCCGAAGCACGGTCGCGAGTGGACTCCGATCCCCGTCGATCACTTCCCGTACGGCGACGAAAACGAGCTGTTCCAGCCCTGGCGTCTGACCGCCAGACCGTTGGACACATGACGAAGGGGGGCCGCACGTGGCGGAGAACCGCACAGTAAAGGTCACCCTGAAGGCTGAGATCTCGGGCTACGTAGCGAGCATGCTGCGAGGAGCGAAAGCCACGTCCGATCTCGGCGCCTCGGCGGCCTCGGCCGCATCCGACATCGAACGCGCAATGACGCAGTCGGAGAACGCGGCGAAGTCGAACGAGCAGACCTTCACCCGATGGGGCACGGTCACGAAACGGACCTTCGCCGCCGTCGCACTGGCAGCGAGCGGATTCTTTGCCGCCCTGCTCGTCCAGGGCGTCAACGCGAACAGCTTCGCCGAGCAGAACCAAGTCGCACTCACGACGATGCTCGGTGACGCGAAGTCCGCGAAGGCCGCGCTCGATCAGGTCTACGGACTCGCTACAGAGACGCCCTTCCAGTTCCCGGTGCTGACCGAGCAATTCAAGATGTTTGCCGCGTCGCGCATGGAGTTGGACAAGATCATTCCGCTGATGCGGGCCTACACGTCGTCGGTCGCCGCGCTCGGTGGTGACAACGAGAAGCTACAGCTTGTCGCGGAGTCGCTGGCGAAGATCTCCACACTCGGCAAGGCCGAGACGGAGCAACTGAACAACCTCGCACTCAACGGCATCCCGGTGTGGCAGATGCTGGCCGACGAGGCCGGGAAGTCTGTCGCCGAGGTCCGGAAGGACGTCGAGAACGGGCTCTACGATTCCGAGCGCACGATCCGTGTCGTTACCGCCGGTATGCAGGACGCGTTCGGCGGGATGCTCGACGCGATGGGCGACACGTACACCCGTTGGCAGGACCGCGCGGCATCCGCGCAGCGTCGCACCGCGGAGCAGGTCGCGAAGCCCCTGATGGAGGTCGGGAAGCAAGTCCTGAAGTCCGTCACGGCCATGTTCGACCAGGCGACGGCGTCGCTGAAGGGCGTCGACTGGGGTCCGGTCCTCGAGCCGCTGGGTGTGTTCCCGGCGATGATCGACGACATTACCGACCGGCTCGGATCGAGCGGGATCCAGGCGACGGTCGACGCTGTCGCGATGGGCCTCGAACTCTTCAGCGCCGCCGCCGAACTCGCGTACGCCACAGCCATGCCGCTGGTCGATGTGCTCGGCCTCGCGGCTCAGGCCGGCGAACCGCTGATCAACATTCTGTCGGGGCTCGTGTCGATGTACGCGAGCTTGCCCGAGCCCATCCGAGCCGGGATCGCAGCGCTGTTGCTGATTCGCGCGCTGAACGGGCCGTACACGCAGATGATCACGGCCGTCACTGGCTGGGGCGCGGCGACGCGCTCCGCGATCGCTGAGCAGATCCGCTACCAGCAGGTATTGCAGACCGGCACGTTCCTGAATGGCCAGGCCGCGGCGTCAACGTCGCGCATGTCTCTCGTGTGGGGTGCTGCGACGACGTCGGCCCGCGGGCTCGGTGTCGCCGCGCGCGGTGCTGGCGCTGCCATCATGGGCGCGTTCGGCGGCCCTGTCGGGCTTGCGATCGCCGCAGCGCTCGCCGGGATCACGATCGCGACAACGGTGTGGACTGACGCGCAGCGCTCATCCGAAGAGGCGGCCTATGCGCAGGAAGCGGCGATCGATTCTGTCACCTCGGCGCTGGAACGCAACACAGGCGCATTCGGTGAGAACGCACGCGAGGTCGTCGCGAATCAGCTTGTCGACGCTGGACTGCCCGAACACCTCGCCGAGATCGGCATCGGACTTGATGAGTTCGAAGCCGCACTGTACGGCGGGGCCGACGCACAGACCGCATTTCGTCAGCGGCTCATCGAGCTGGCGTCGACCGACGACATGGCCGCGTTCCTCGAGCGCACGGGGCTCAGCCTCGACGACGTCATTGAGCAGATGACTGCTCTCGACGGCGAGAAGTTCGGGATCAAGGTCGCCGGCCTCGAGACGCTCGCGCCGGAAGCTGCGGCGGCAGTCGCCGCGCTTCAGATCCTCGACGGCCAGGTGGGAACGAACAGTGCCGCGCTCGAGCGGCTGAAGGACGTAGCGCAGCTCGCAGGCCGAGAGGCTGATTTCAACGCGACACCGACTGTCGAGTCGGCGGGCGCGGTGGCAGCGCTGAACGACATCCGGAAAGCCGCATCGCAGGCGCTCGCGAGCTTCATCAACACCTCACCGCAACGCAAGAAGTCCAGCGGCGGTGGTGGTGGTGGCGGCGGCGGTGAAGATCCCGCGGTGAAGGCCGCGAAGGCCGAACAGCAGGCAATCAAGAAGCGCACCGACGCCGAGAAAAAGGCGGCGTCGGAATACGAAAAGCTGATGCAGGAGCGGGCGCGGGCGGCGAAGGAATCGGCTGATGAAGCCGAGGCCGCAGCCCGTGAAGCGGCCAGCGCCGAGGAAGCCGCGCTCGAGAAATCGACGCGCGCTGTCGACGCGTACGTGTCGGCGCAACGGCAACGCCAGGCGATCGAGCGGACGCTCGCCGCCGAGACGGATCCGGTGCGGCGCGCACAGCTTCAGCAAGCGCTCGCCGACGCGACCGCGCACGAAGCGGCCATGCTGCTGGCGAAGACGTCGGCAGAGCAGGCCGCCGCCGCCGCGACGACGCAGAACACCGCGGCGCAGGCTCGTGCGAATGAAACGGTCACCGCCGCCGCAACGGCTCAGACCGAGTACGAAGCCGCCGCCGCGCGAGCTGCCGCGGTCCAGGAGTCCGCGGCCGTGCAGATCGAAGCCGCCGCAGAACGACTCGCGGCCGCGACCGAGAGCGCGGCCGAGCGATCCGGAAGCGCCATGTCAGGCGCCGCGGACGAGGTGATGGAATCCCTCGACGAGTGGATTGCTCGCATGTGGGAGCAGATCACCGCACAATCCGCGTGGGTCGACAACATGGTGTGGCTCGCCGGGAACGCCTCAGCCGGCGTCGTGTCGATCTTCACCGAGATGGGCGCCGATGGCGCCTACCTGCTCGCCGAGCTGCGCCGTAACGGCGGCGCCGAACTCGCCGAACTGGAAGCGCTCGCCGCGGCACGTGCTGACGGCGTGAAGCTCGAGCTGCTGACCGGAATCGAAACGGTCGGGCAGCTCTACCCGGCGATCGTGAAGCGCTTCGGGCGGCAAGCCGCCGATGAGCTGGTGGCCCAGGTCACGTCGGGCAAGGTGTCGACCGAACAGTTGATGTCGACGCTGAAGGCCGAATGGAACGGCCAGGAGTGGACACTCAACATCGACGCCGAGACTGCCAGCGCGATGGCGGCGGCTGACAGTCTCTCGAGCTACATCTCTTCGCTGCGGCCGTCGCTAACGGTCACAACGATGATCGGGACCGGCTACGCATCATCGGCCGCCGCGAACCTCGCAAGGTATCCGTGGGCGGCGAACGTCATCGGCCGTGCTGGCGGTGGCGAGATCGACGGGCCGGGACCGAAGGGTGTCGACTCGGTGCCTGTCCTTGCTGCGCCGGGCGAGCACATGCTCACCGCCGCGGACGTGGACGCGATGGGCGGCCAGCGCGGCGTCTACGCCTTCCGTCGTTCGCTGCACTCGTCGGCACCGTCCGCGGACCTATCGCGTGCTGTCTCGAGCAGCTCTGGGCGTGCTGAGCCGCGCGTCGTCATCAACCAGAAGATCTATTACCCGGTCCGTGAGCCGGCGTCGGAATCGGCGCTGCGAGCTGGCCGTGACGTGGGGGTGTGACAGTGCTGATCTACAGCGCCGATGGCGTCCCTTTGCGCGATCCCGCCGGTAAGTGGTGGGTCACGGCTGAACAGTCGTCCGCGCGTCAGGGAGTGACGATGCGGGCGGCGGATGCCGCTGTTCCGGGGCTCGACGGAGTCCTCGCGCCCGTGGTGCCGGAGCGTCGCGAGTCCGCGACGTTGAACCTGCGGATCATGTGCTCGTCGCGTGATCCGCAGGTTCGCGAGCAGGCTTGGGAGGACGTGACGTCACTCTTCACCCTGAAACGTGTCGTGCGGCTCGGGCGGGCACTTTCGGATGTTGGCCCGTGGCGATACGCGCTCGTCAAGCTGCGGTCGATCAGTGAGCCCGAGCTGTCGAGTCGGCTCGGAACCCTCGCGGGGATCGTCTCAGTGGTCATCCTGGACGGGCTGTTCCACTCTGCACCTGTCGACACGACGTTTTCCCTCACCGCGGACCGCACTGATGTGCTTCCGGGGCTGGACGGAACGGCGCCGGTCGACGACTGGCGCGTCCGCGTAAAGGGGCCGCTCACGTCCCTGAGTCTTACCGATCAGGCATCCGGCACGGGGTCGACC